ATGAAAAAGCTGTTATTGACACTTGTGCTTTGTTTTTCGGTAATTGGTACTGCTAATGCTTCAGGCCTAATTGATCCATCCGGAACCGCCGCAAAGTTCGGGCTGTTTTTCCTTTTGGGTTATGGTATGGCACAGGCCGTAGAAGCTACCAAAGACGCACCCTATAAGGGATGCACCGAAACGGTCAAATCAAAAGACGGAAATTACGTGTATGACCGTACCGTAGTTTGTAAATAATGAGTCCTCCCTTTTGCCCCGCCTTCGGGCGGGGTATTTTTTATACTGCTAATAAAGCGTTAATCGCCCGCGTTTTTATCGATTCAATCTCTGCTAATGTTGTTGCCGCCTCAATATGAACGCTTGCCTGTTCTCGGATATATTCGACTTGTCGTCCATTCAGTGCCCGTAAACGGCTATATTCACCTAAAATATAATCAGCCGCCTGTGCAGCCGTCAATCCGCGTGCCCTAGAACTTCCATCAATATAGGGATAAAGAGTTGTATCTAAAGGTAGCGGGTATCCTGCTGTTTTATAAGCTTCAGCCTCTTTGGCTTTATCGATATAAGTACCAGATTGTGTCGCCGTGGATACGACATATCTCAAACGCGCATCACCGACCGCGATAATTACTCTTTCATAGGCAACCCGCTTAGCATTGGTTAAATCTTCCTCCCATGTAGATAATGTATTATTCCATGCATGAAAAGGGGATGGCCTTATCGGTACAATCTGATCAGTTCGTTGCCTGTCACCTTCATAATATCTACCATCCGTTGTTAAATATCCCTCCATTTACCATCCCCTTTTTACAATAATTTTTAGATCCGCAAAATCAACCTGTGCTGTATCTTGTCCACCGTTAACGTCATCCATATTCAGTAAATTACTGATAATGGTATAATTATCTGTAAAAGCTAATACTTGTGATCGATTACATCCTACCGTCAATCCTCCACGATCTGAAGCAGAAGCAGCATTTAACATGCCGGAATACATTGCCGGTATCCAGTTATATCCCTTATGTTCTCTTATATAGGCTTGTACTTGATCAGGAACACATCCCAAGTTATGGCTTTTGGTGTATAGCGTGTTAACAGATATTGTAAAAATAGATGTATATTCACCACGTAACGCATAAGTCGTGGCAGTTGTAACAGTTGAGGCATCTGTAATAGCTTCACCCACAAAAACCCTTTGAGTTTCCGTCCAACTCGCCGTTGATCGATCCCAGTATTTCATTTTCATGATACTGGTATCAAACCAGTGTTCATTATTTTCTGCCAATCCACCTCTAGCAGTTGCCTCTGGTGTCTTAATACCTATTGTTTGAGGACCAATACAATAGGAAACATCATCAAACCATCCTTGTGCATGGCTTGATGAATTATTTTGACCGATACAAAATTCACCGCGTGTTCTGGCAAAAGCCACAGCACTGGTTACACTGATCTCTTCTACCTCAATACCGCCATTATTCGACAGATAAAGTTTATAGGCTGCCCCGTCCCAGACAATACGGATACGATACCATGTATTAATGGCAAGCACTGTTGTGCCTGCTACCGCGCTGGCAATTGTCCATGTGCTTCCATTGCCTAACGATAGTGCTAGGATGTCAGAGGCATTTTTAGTTAGTGCAAGATGGTTATTTGTCGTATTGCCGAGAATATTATCAGATACCCCGGAAACTTCCGGACGATACCAAAAAATAAACTCAAACCCTCCTTTATTTTCGCCTGCATGAAACACAAAATCACTGGCAACTTGCACATAATCGCCAATACCATCAAGATATAACGATGCTGTACCAAATTTCTTTTGTGCGGTATCTAATTGCGCATTCGCGGCAAATGTCCAAGCCATGCCGCTTGCATCTGTAAAGGCTGTCGCTGCATCGGCACCGTCAAAGCTTGAATAAAGCGTACCGACTCCCTCTGCTGACAAGTAAGACGGTCCGCATATTGGCGGAAGATTCGATACATGCCCACCAGTTAATACACCGGTGCCGGAATTTCTGTTTACATATAGATAATTCTCTGAGTTTGCAGGAAATGTTCCGAAATAGGCGGCTTGATCACTTGAAATCGAACCAATATAATCTTGTTTTCCATTGGTTGTATCGAATCCATCAGCAAAATTCAAGATAACAGGATCACTTCCGGCGGTAGTATTGATATCAGCATTTAAACCGCTTCCTGCCTCAACAAAATTTGCCAGGCCATCTGAGTCCGTTTTACCGGATAAAACACTCTGCCTGACCGTCGAAGACGGTACATTAGAGACACTAATGTTAGTTAATTGAGATCCGTCTATAACAGGGAGTTTATTGCCTGTATCGACTTGAACTACATCACCCGTCGTTACCCCGACGTTTTGTGTTGCAGACGTTCCTAGTCCTAATGTTGTTCTTGCAGTCGCCGCGTCTGCATCATCGACTAATGTTTTACCATATGCGGAAAAATCTGTTTCCGGTACTTTTTCACTGTCTAATTCGCTAAGTGCATTTTGTACATTAGTTGATGCAATATTGCCAGCAGGATTAAAACCGACTAATGACGCACCAAGCCCGGAAGAACTAGAGGAAAAATCGGTATAAATTTCTGCCAATGCTGCTTCAACATTAGTTGCACCAAAGTTACCGGCTGTGTCTTCAATACCGACTAATGAAGCACCCAACGCATTGGCATTACTAGCAAGATCGGCAGAGCCTACAGCTCCAAGCGATGTTCTGGCAGTCGCACCTGATTCATTTACCCAGTCTGTGCCATCGCCAACTAATATATTTCCGTCTGTGGGGGTGGGATGTAATGCCACTCTCGCATCCGCTTTTGTCTCGGCTTCACCAAATACGGTAACGAGCAATTTATCAACTTTATTTGCCCATGCCGCTGTAATGATTGTGACACGAGACACAAAATTAGTTAAAGGCATTATTTTTCCCTGATTGCTTTGATTGCATCAACGCCACCATCACGTTTCAATAGACGACCGCCAAACCAGAAAGCCAGTACGGTCGTTAATGGCAGCCAAATATTATCATCCAAGTTATCTGGTATTTCGATAAATCCAAATACAGCAGCTAAAAGCCCATAAGTGACTACAGGTCTTACAAGACGATTCATACCGTCCACAAAGGAATCGAACTTGGTATCATGACCCCCATACTGCCATTCAGCCTTATAGGCGTCTCTGGCGCTGTCCATGGCATTCTGAGAACGTGCCTCAGCTTCATCGGCTAATTCAAGCAATTTAAGCCTGAATGCCGCCTTTTCATCCGGTGTTTGAATAAAGGTATTTGCTGCTCCTGTAATACTATCGACCAATCCTCGTACAATTGAAGCAAATGGATTAAAGCCCATATTACCCACCATTTAAGTCATAGGCCGGTTTAAGCCTGGAAAACAAACGTGTATAGTCAAAGGTGTGCCCGGGATCCCTCTTGCGATCTGGAGCGACTTTGTCGTGTCCTGTGATCATATCTAACCCAAAATCATTTCGCTTCATCTCACGCCGGCACAGGTGCTCTAATGCCATATAATGGGCATCGGTAAATCCATATTTACGACGTTCCATGCTGATTTCATCATGACCTAATGTATTGATTCTGTCATCGACATGCTGTGGAGCAGAAATTAATGCAATGCCTGCCATAAAATCATTACATCCTGTACGGCCTTTCCACTGAGATTCACCAGCATGCCAACTCCGGTATCCATAGGGCACAGACTCCCATATCTCTCCCATCCCTGATATCAGCCAATCGTATGAACCATATAGACGCGGACCTTGATATATTCCATATTTCCTTTGTTCAGGTTCACAATTCATATCATGCAGAAGTCGCCAGACTTGTTCGATATCATTCCAGTGCTTTTCTTTCCAGGTATCCGGCATATCTGCATAGATACAAGATATATAGTGGATCACAAGTCCCTCAATAGGACGTGTTCGATTACTGTAACAGAATTGTGGAAGTGGACGTTTAATAATATTCATATGAAATAAAACACGAAAGTCAAAATAATAAGTACCATCCCTACCAATATTTGCCAATAACGATGGCTCAACGCATGTCCCTTAGTATCTGTTTAATATCTCGATCAAGCTCACTTAGCTTCGATGCAACCTCGCTATGATCACGGTTTTGCTGATCCATCAGAGTTCTAAGGTTTTTATCTTGCTGTTGTTTTATCTCTTTAACGTCTTCTATATGTAATTGTCTAACCTCTTCTGCATATTGAACTGCATCATCCACATTGTTGCTCAAAGTCGTATAATCTGCACTGGCACGCCAGACAAATATGCCAGTCGTTCCCATTGCGGCAAAGACAGAAACAAGTGCGACGATTTCCGTAATAGTAAGACCAATAAAGCGCTTTTTTTCGCGCCGTTCTGTATGAAAGCTCATGAACAATTATCCTAGCTTTAATGCTCTCTAGGTTGTTATTTTTGGCATTGGCATTTATCTTCAAACAGCTTTAACAGCTGTCTATGTTCTCGTCTCCTTTCGTCTTGCTCTTGTTCCCGTGCATAAGTGGTGGTCTTCATTGTTTGTCGTATGAAATTAAGATCGACAAGTATTTCATCCAATCGCTTTGGATCATCAATATTGCATTGATCCAGAATTCTCTCATGAATTCTGTTTTCCATGTCAGATGAATCTTGAGCAGTAAATCTATGCCCTGTTAAAATACCAAAAGCTGTCTCAATCAAACCAATAGCAATCGCTATTAATAGCGTAAAATTTAACGTAACAATCCATTTTTCCTGTTTAGTAAAAGGCATTATGGATTCTTATAGCCGTATAGATACCATTTAGCAGATGGCGATACCAACGGAAAATTTCCGACACTAGGAAATAATCGTATTGCATCTACCGCACTTGATATAGCGGTTGCATTTTTACAAACACCTGTTCCATTAACAGTACACCAGTTTCCACTTGTGCAACGATAACCGCCTTCGAAAGAAATATTCTTTAAAACACCTAATCCAAAATTACGCATCATAATCGTCAAATTGTGATGACCGCCGTTTGCATCACCGGCAAGAAGACCACTTAACTGAACAGCAGACGCGAGAGTATTATTGTCATTATTACCTGTCCCGTCTGTTTGTGTTGAATCCACACGCCATTCATAATCAGTGCCACCAGCATAAAAAGTGCTTCCGTTATTTGTGGAAACTCTAAACGCCAGTTTTGCAGCACTACCAGTTACTAGGCCATTAATATGTAATTCTATAATATCGTATGTTGCTGGAATGTCCGTAATATCAATAGTAGATAGCGCCGATCCATTCAAATTTCCACTTTGTAGCAAAACCTTATTGGCAACCGTTGATCCATCAATCAGATAATTACCAGAGATATTAACAGAATCAGCAACATTACCGCCCGTCGGCGCACCAAGCTGTATACCGTCTTCAACAGTCAATCTATCGCCAAGAGAACCCGCTAACACCGTCTGAACAACAAAACGTCCATCTTCCGATGTATCGGTCGGATCTACAATTTCACCTTGCAGACGATAATAAGTCGTGGAATTACCGCCGCTGTCGCGCCCGACACCATCTATAGCGCCTATCACATCGCTTGCGGCAGGGCTTGCGCTATTTCGATCAAGGGTAACAACAGGACCGGCAGCCGCACCGGCATCGGTTGATGTATTTGTTAATGTCCCTGAAAAGTTGTTATTTGCCGTAACATCAGCGGCATTTCTGACTGAGCTGACGTGTATTTGTTTCGTTGAGGGCTCGTAACCCAGCTCAACAGACGATAGTGAGGCAGATAAATTACCGGAATCAAGCGTAACGGTTACTGTGGTATCAGGTGCAGAATAAGAACTTGAAGCAACAAACCCATATAATGTTGAGCTATCGACACATTTAATGGGCCTGTTCGTTGTATAAATCGCGGTAACATCACCAGTCACCGTAAAGGTTGTATTGGTAATACGGGTCACACTATGACCCCAATCGCGCCATTCTACGGCGTCATACCATGTACGGATCTCCGCCATCATGGCACGAGCAGAATTATTAACTGTGCTAGGCGGTTGATTCTCTAACCAATTAATACCAGGATCGGCATCATCATTATCACCCGCACTTGTGCTCCAATCTTTTAATGCCATGTTTTATTCCTCTCCAAGCAAGCCAGCTATTGCAGAAAGCCTCGGTGATGTTGCACGCAATGATCCAGCAAGTAACCCTGCCGTTTCAGGCCTTTGGGTGAGAATACTAGCCATTGCCCGTTGTCCTGCTGGGGTAAACATTGGCGCTAATGGTGATGTAGCAGCAGTGCTTATCAGTCCAGGTAATCCGGTTGCCATCAATGAGCGAAAAGGTGTTCCGGAATCAGGTACTGTAGCACCCAATACGGATTCGCCAGATTCAGCTAGATCCTGCATTAATGCCTGACCCCTGGCAAAGGCGCGATGTCGCCCGCTGGTATCTGTCGTGCGTACTGCCGCCCTTAACTGAGCCGGGGTAAAGATCCCTTCTTTCGCACCAATACGGCCTGCGGCATTTTCAACCCGGACCATATTGGCAAATGCCCTATCCGCCTTTCTTAAAGAAGCACTTGCCTCTGGACTGGCACGCGCTACGGCACGTTTCAAGGCGTCCTGTGTCGCAACAATGGCCTCGGATAACATCTGATGGTCTGGGTTTTCGCTTTTCCCAAAGCGCCTGACGTGCATTCCTAATTTGCTGTAAATCTTCTTAAATAAACGTCCTGAGACTTTCCCATTAACAAAACGATCTGTAACATCACGTTTTATAATGTTTTCCAACATCCTGGCCTGATCGCTTGACATTCTTTGTCCCGCACGGCCTATCAAGCCAATCTGTCTTATAAAGATGTCGTCAGCTTCAACGGTTTTAAGTTTTGAAAAAATATCGTCATAGGCATTGCTGATTAATTCGCTTGCTTTAGTTACCGCTTCGCGTCCAGCACTGCCTTTTGGTAAAGCTTTTCCAATTGGCTCAAGCGCACGATTCATCGCCGCTGTATTAAATTCGCTCACCGCACGGCGTTGACCGGCGCGAATGACGTCACCCACAAAGGGCACGCTTGTTAAGCCTTCCTCAGCTCGCTGAAATCCACCGCCTAGAATTTGTCCAGGAGTTGGGGTAACGCCTTCCTCCATAAGTTGGGTAACCTGTGGCCGGGTTTGCGGGCGAATCGTACGCGCAAGACCACCCGTTACAACCGGGACTGTTGCGCCGAGCCCGGCCCCTTTTAATACCGATGTGCCCTTAGCTTGTTGTGTCGGTTCCGTTAATTGTCCAGCGCCAAACAATCCACCGATACGCGCACCGAGCCCCATGCGTTGCGTTAGTGTTCTCGCGGCAGATTGCGGATTGACAAGAAAAGCGGGCGCAATCTCACCGGCAATCTCACCAATTTCACCTGCTGTACCGGGGAATTGCTCTCGTAATGCTTGGCGACGTTGTCCGAAAGTTTCGGTAATACCCTCAGCCGTACCGGGTTGAACTTGCGGAAACAAGGGCGAACCTTCCGTAGTCAAAGCAAGGCTTTGCGCGAAACCTTCCGGGAGATTCTGGAGTCCACCCGCGAACCGTGGACCGAAAGATGACGGTAATGGCGCTTCTAACGAGGCTGAAAGACGCTGTAAGCCTCCCAATATTCCGGGTGAAAATTCTCTAGGCGCTCTCTTTGGCGGTTCTTTCGGTTTTGTCGTTGGTACTTGTTTCCATTGTCCTTCATCCAAAACAAGTCTATCACCTTTGTCATTTTGAGCAATCGTAGCAGGCACCCATTGATTATTCTGTAATTGTAGAACTTCGCCGGTTTTATCGTTAACGGCAATAGTCATCGTATACTAAATCCTTCTGGTAAAGGCGGAACGCTTGGCTGTATATCTGGCTGTTGTTGTGCCTCAAATGGTTGCCCGAAATCTTCCTCAAAGGCTATAAAAGAATTTCTTTCCATACGATCCATAATGTCTTTTACATTAAGTAAAGCTCCTGCAAGATCCGCATCTTCTTGTGCTTGGTCGATATCTTGTTTACCTGCTTTTAATAGAATTAACTCTGGAGCAGAGACAGACCCTAGTGTTCCACCGGTTTCTTTTATTTCTCTGAGCTCACCAAATGCTAGATTCGCTTCAATAGTATTTAATATACCTCTTAACTTTCGTGCCTTAGTAGCAGGTAAAAGGGACAATGCAGCACCAGCCCCAGCCGTAGTGGGTCCAATTAATTCTAGCGCTTCATCAACTTTATTTCGAACAATATCAGCTTTTAGTTTAAATGCCCGTATAGATCCTCTCGCTTTTGGCAAAGCCCGTCGTTTCTTAGCGGAAGTCCTTGCTTCTTCCTCTGCGGTAATCTGCGCTCCTTTAGTTTCTGGTCTTTGCGCTGGTGGCAGCTCTTTTTCTGCAACAGGACTGACTTGTGTCGGATCAACCCGGCTTGGCGCAACAAAGCCAGCACCAACATCAAGGAAAGGCTGAGAACGTTTAACAGTTAAAAATTGCTCTTGTTCCTCTGGATTTAGCCCTTGAAAGAATTGAAATTCACGTACAGCAGACGGATCTGCCACACCCGCGCCTAGGCCACCTTGTGCTTCCTGAAGACTGAGTAATCCTTGCCCTAAAGCTTGGCCTGTGCTGATAGGTGTCGTGGAAGGTCCGGACGCCGCCAATAAACCACTGGCTAAGCCCAATAATCCCCGCTGTCGCAGTTGTTTCTCTCTGTCATTTGTTGACAGTAACCCTTGTCTTTGACCTGTAAAAGCCGATAATGGCATGCCTGCAAGTAAGGCCATACTGTCCCCCTATCCGAGTAATCCACTACCCAACAAACCGCCACCAATGGCACCCAAGGCAGGATGTACGCCAAATAATGGCGCAAGAGCACCGCCCTCACCCAACAAGGCACCACCCGCCAAAGCACCGCCTAAAATACCAGCAGCACGGTTCTGGGTAGTTGGTGTTCTTTGTACGCCACCCGCACCAGGAATAAGGCTGGTAATCAAACCTGTCTCACGCATTAATTGCTGAAAGGGAAAGTCATGTCTTGCCATGGCTTCATTGATGGACTGTTGCTCCATGGCCTGTCTTTGCCTGCCTACATCAGCCAAAGCATTAATATTGAGAAAATCCTGTGAGGCCAATGTGGGTGCCAAGGAAGCAGCCTGCAATTGCCGCCCTCTTTCTTGACCAAAAAGACCGGCAAAGGCGTCACCCAGTGCAGAGGTCATGGCTGTACGTGCAAGACCGCTGCCAGTCCTTCCAGCACGGCCAAATGCTGAGCTGACTTGTGGGATAATTCGATTTGACGCTGCCTGAAAAGCCGCATCAAAGCCAGGACCACCGGCAAGGAAATCACCGCGCAATGTCGAGGCAAGATTACCTTGTGCGGCTTGCGTGACAGGCGAGCCAGATAATGCACGTTGTGTCTGTAGATTAAGCGCTTGTTCTTGTTCAGGCGCAAACCCGGCAAAAGTCTGTCCAGGGAAAAATTCTGCACGTCTTGAGAGTCTTCTGTTTCTTCTAAGGATACGTCGAATATCAGGTACAACAAAAGCTGGCGGTCCTGTCTCAACCGTTTGCTCTCCACCACCCCCTAGACATTGAATAATAGGACCATCATATTCGTAACTTTCATCTTCTATGACATCACCGCTTGCGATATCAATTACGATTTTGGTGTGTACTCTCATAGCGATTTCCTTAAAATTACACCTACGCGCTCATAATTTAACATTCTTTCCCAGCCTTCACGTCCCCATACTTCAACGGATTGACAATTTTTCTCGCGTGCCCACTGCTCGAAATGATTTATCAAATGCACCCAACGGTCGATATCACGACCACTGGCAAATTTAATTGTTAACACCTTTTTGCCAGGGAATGGGGTTATCTGTGTAATAATGATCGCTATAATCTCATCATCTATTACGACAAACAATTGCGTCTGTTCTTGTTCCAATGATTCTTTAATACTTCGAACCGTCCATTTCCCATCATCGCGAGAAAGCGCTTTTTCAACAAAAGGCAATACGTCATCCCATACAAAATCAATATCATCAGATGGAATGCCGTATAATTTAACCGACAATTGCATATTTAAAGGTTCTGTCGGTTTGGGCATTGTTTGCATGGTTAATCACGATTGAACCACCATCTGGCGTATTAAAATAAATCGTGCCCGCACCAATTTCAGCCGACGCATTCGCGGTTGTGGGCTGTAACAAGATAACGGAATTTATTCCAATCCTGATATCAGTTAATGTCGTTGTCGCCACATTATCTGTTAATGTTATCGTCCCGGTGTTATTTGTCTTTCCTCGTAAAATGTTATTAACGGCATCGGATATCTTTTTCAAAAAATCATTAACGTCATACCATGACGGCGGTAATGTATTGGTTGAAAGACCCATTAACGCTCACCAACCGGCATCATTTCATTGATTTCCACGCCTACCGCATCATTGAAGTTACCGGTATTTTTGACTCTAATACGATGGTATCTGGAATTTGATCTCACGGCACATTGACCAGATGCCTCTTCGTTTATTTCACTACTCCATGAAACCGTGCCAGCCTGTGTGTCCCTTGTGCCTACTTGCACGCTATGTGTGCCACCGTCTACTAATGGTGTAAGTCTTGTAATCTCCGAACGTTGATTTGGGACTGCCTGAAACTCTCCTGTTTCATATGTTGAATCTAATGCGGTACCAGTAAAATATGACAATTTATGCGATGTATCGAATGCTGCCAGCTCCAAAGCACCGCCCATCAATATCTTCGAATCAAGCGAAAATGTCATTGCGTCAAGTTGTGGTTGTGTTGTATCCAGCCCGTCTAATGTCACGCCAATTGACTGGACACGCAAAACTAATTCATTATTAAATTCTGCCTGTGCCCATCTTCCACTACCCCAATTAAACAGCACGCATCTATCAGGCGTACCATCTGTTGAACCGGAACCAGGATAAGACCATATAATAACTTTATCTTTAGGCAATGCGGCAGCCGTAACCCGATGGACATAGTTTTCATCAAGATCGGCTAAAAATGTCTTATCGATTTTATTCCTGCCAATGGGTATAGATTGCCCGCCTGAATAGGCATAAAATCCGTCATCGGCAATATAATAAATAATATTACCGACTGATATTACGCCACGCGGACAAAAAGCGCCTCTTGAGTCTTCAACTTGATCAAATTGAAATACAACAGGTGACCCGACATATCGCATGGTCCAGATCGCGCGTTCCTGAAATATAACGCCTGTTTCCTGGCTTCCAACAATAGCTTGAACCCAGCCGCCATTACCCTTTAAATCCTGAAAATCAGCTTGCGTTACAGCGGATACCGTCCATGTTGTCTCATCATCAAAACCTGACCATCTGACGCGATAAGGCACATTGCCATCTGCTGAATCAAAAGTATTTCCAACAACAACAAAATCACCTACAACACTTATATGCCTTGCTTTCGGCGGTGTTCCGGACAAATCTGCAAATTGCGATCCACCGAGCGTAATGGTCTGTATATCATCATCAAAATTTGTGGCAAGACATTGATTTTTCCATTTTGTGAATTGCCAATAAGCATCGGCCGAGCAACTATAGTCCCCCACTTTTGATGAATCGGTCTGTGTGGTGCCAATCAATCGATATAGTTTTGTCTGATCTCCCGAATAGATATTCACATTACCATCAATATCATTGGCCGAAAACGCGCCCCTACAATACAAGGATAATGCATCACTGTATGATTCAAGCGATGGTAATTGCTTGTATCCATTTTCATGTGGAATGACGTTTTTTATTACTGGAGAGCCTGTATTCCCTAAATCCGGTCTGTCCGGTGCCCATTCACCGAAAGGAATAATCACTGTTCAGTCCACGTCTGTGTATCATCGGCGACTGTTTCCCATGGGTCGCCTGTTTCTACAATGGCATAGTCAACTACTGCAATGTCTACAATAGCGGTATCCTGGTCACCAACTTGTGGCGACCAGCTTTGTGTATCTTCGGAAACCTCATTCCACGCCATTAGTTAACCCTCATCTCCAGCGGAGAGCCTGAGACTTTTTTATCTCTGTCCTCTTTCACTATATCGCTGAATATTTTTTCAGCAAGAGACTTCCAGGTTGCTACGCGAGGATCATTTTTAAGAAATAATTCAGATTGAGATAAAGACGAGTATAGTAAAAGGTCTGGCGCATTATCGGTCAACCAATTTGTCAGATTAGAATCGGATAAGGCAGCAAACTTCTCATAGAAACGTATTTCTACGGTGTAGATCGCATCGGTTTTTGGCGCTAATCGTAGCTCTGTCCCTTCTATCGTATAAACTTTAGGTTTACCGCCGACATTGGATTCATACATCTTGTGCAGTTCAGATGGTGGCTTGTAGTCCAAATCCCGATTTGGAGCACCTATGATCGTAACCCTTGAGGCTTCCAAAAACCCAGACGGCAAAGCAACATATGTATCACCGGACGCGGTATCGGATCGCGAGCGTTTTTCCATCGCAGCAATACGCAATCTACGGTTTATTTCTGCCTCTGCCAATGTAATGAAGTCGGGAATATAAGCCGATAAATCAGAGCGATTTAACCAGTTGCCAATTGATGTTTTTAGATCCGTATAATTCGCAATCGCCATTATCCGACAATCTCCAAATTGGGCAGCGGAAAAATGAATCTAACTCCTTTATTTAAAAGGGCTTTTTCTCGGCTGATGAATTCATCTTTAAAGGCCCAAGGCAACACAAGATAGTAATCTGGCGGATTATTGCGTGACTCCATTTCTGATACGATAGGAATACGCGTACCGGGAGTTACTTTACCGACCTTCTCCGGGTTGCGATCTGCTGCCCATCGTATCTCGTTTTTGATCCCGCAAAACTGCAAAAGAGTATTTCCTTTTGTCGAAGCGCCGTAGATATCAATTGTTTTACCTTCTGATTTTAATTTTTTCACAACATGATTAATACGGCTCGCCGCTCGTAATGCGTTATCTTTGAAATCCTTGAAATTGAACATCCATTCTTTGTTCAAAATCCCATAAACACTGCTTTTAATCGGGCGAACTCCTTTATCAGCCCAGACCTGTATTGACCCTCCATTAATATCGTTTAATTCTGCATGAAATATTTTAAACCCAACTCTCTCAAGGATGCGCTTTAATTGTGCCAGACCGTAATATTCAAGATGCTCATGACATACACCATCCCACGCCCCTTTCAATAAAGCACCTATATAGGCGACTTCTATAATAACGATTCCTTTGTTATCAAGGATTTCATACATATCTTTTGCAACCGATATCGGGCTTGCCAAATCGTAGAACATGGCAATAGCAGTGATTACTTTGGTCTGATTGCTCACCGCGCGTCGATATGAGCCATAATTAAAAAAATCCTGAACGATACGATAACCGTCCTTTGGTTTGGCAATAGGATCAAAGCCGACACGAACAACATTTTCTGGCCAGAATGACAACAATGTCCCATCATTACAACCTATGTCTAACACGACATCAGAGCGATAACACAGGTCGACCTCAGTACCAGCACGATCTACAATATCCTTCAAATGAGATTTCATAGTATGCGTGGTACCGCTTCTATATCCATAACCATAATGATACAGTTCCCGTGGATTCACGGTTTCACGCAATTGCACTAGCCCGCAATCAGGACAATGCATTAATGTCATCGGCACTCTAGGCGGGTTCGGATCTTCCTTATTGGGAAACTGACCGCTTAGATAATGCTTTCCAAAATAGAGTAACTCTTTTAATGAGCCTTCACAGACTCGGCAATGGTCTTGCGCAAGATATTGACATCCAGAGTCCGTTTCCAATGCTCGTAACATAACAAGTCCTCAATATGGTAATTTCTACCGTTGAATTGCCTGATATATATTTCGTCTTTTGGTGCCTTTCCTACGCTCCAGTGACAATGCTCTAAAATTACATCTTCACGATAACGAAGCAAATCAAGCATTTTACCGATGTAATCCCATACAGTATCGGTATACAAATGTGTCAAGCAAGGTAATGTCCAATAACCGACGGCACGTAATAATTCACCACCGATGACGGGGTGCGTGGCCTGTTTACGGCCTTTCAACAAATCATTGGGATAAGCAATCAGCCAATCTCCGGCGGTCTCTATCAGTTCCTTATCCCAATACTCTGTTCTTGGTATCGTGTCGTCACCGATAAAGGAGTAAAACGGCTCGTTTGGAAATTCCTTGAAAGTCTCACGCATGGCACCGCCCATTTTGACTTGCGGGCCGATATGCACAATCCAGGAATCTGGAATAACTAGCTTCAGATAATCTTCAAGATACGGATCATCTTCATCCAAACGAACCAGGAACTTTACATAGGCATGTGTTTTTTCGTAATAATCGATAAGCCGTTGCAAATTATGCGGCCGGCTACGCGACGGACAAAGAAACACGCTTAGCCTGTCTTTCCGCTTCGATCAGTTTCGTTACGACTTCCCGCCATTGGACGCCATTGGCTGATCTTTCTCCTTCGGAATGAAGTCCACGACGATTAATCATGAAAGGCTTATCCGTCTTAATGCAGGGGAAATTACGCCATAATTCAAGATAGACCTTCCAGTCCTCTCCGGTATCCATAGATTCATCAAAAACCGGCATACGATCACGCTTGACAAAAAATCCCATTTGCAATGTGTAGTAGGGATCTACGTTAAGCAGTGTTTCAAAATTTCTAACAACCGGCAGTTGATAACGATCTACAAGACAGCCGTCTTTTTCTTCTACAATCTTCCCCCAAATCGCGACATAACCTATGCTTTCCTGTTCAAAGACTTCTTTTAAGTGCTTAAAGGCTTGAGGATGCATCAGATCATCGGCATCTAAAAAGAACATCCAATCTGCCTTAGAGGCATCAATGGCCATATTCCTGGCCTTGGAACGACCATACTTGCCTTCTGTGTCGTCAACACCTTTAATCTTGATGTCAGCGAAAGGGCCTTTATCTGTCAAACAGGCGATATTAACACTATGTATCGCCTCATTGACAAGTTGCTTATGTCCCGGTCCGACAGGTATCACAATATCGAGTTTCAAGGTAATGCCTCAATCGTTTAACAGTCTTAACCCAGTTTCCCTGATTACGAAACAGTTTCACAGACTTGTGCCAAATCATGTCGCCCTTTAAACCGAAACGCCAATTAGGAAATTCCGGTGTCAAACAATAACACGGCGTGCCTAATGCACCGGCCAAATGCACGACTGTTGTGGGTACGGCAATAACGTAGTCCAGCTCACTGACTAATGCCGCGGTATCGTCGTAATCCTGGCTTTGCGTGATCCACGGCCAATCATGAACACCTTCTATTTTATGCCCTGGTCGATATTCCAAGCTGATATAGTGATTCTCCGATTTCATGAGCCGCTTGATCAGTTCAGGCGGCAAAGAACGGTAATCGCTGTCGGCACGCGTAACGGAATCGCTGCGTTTCCCACCGGTCCAGGCTAAACCGATTTTCTGGCCTGGCCCTAAGGCATCCAGCATGGCGCGATAGGCTGTTTTCCTGTGAGGGCAGGCCTTGAGATAAGGCTTGCCGGTAAAATCGCTGTTTTTCCGTCTGTAAAACCCCGCAATCCTTCCAATGGGAGCCGACGCATCAATCTGATAATGCCGTGCCCACCTGATTTCCTTAGAATGACCCGTACCGTAGACCTTAGCTGGGAAAGAGCGCTGAAACAGTCCCACTAATCGCTTATCCACGTCTAAAATAACTTGTTTTGAGACTTGAATCGCTTCATCCAAACAGGAGGCATACAAAATCTCATCTCCCAATCCTTGTTCCCGATAAATCACAACGGTTTTATCAGGCTCTCCCATCCATTCCGCCTCGCCCGGCATACAATATTGACGTAATAGGCGAAAAGGCGGACCTTCGGAATGGAGATAATCATCAAATCCGCTCCAGTCCCGTAAATGCAGTTTGGCCATAGCCAGCACATCCCGGGCCTGTCGGGAGTCCGGTAACACACTTAGGGCCTCTGAGGCGAGTTTTTGGGCGGTTTCCGGGTGTCCCTCTTGGACATCCAGCACGGCCAGGTTAATTCGGGCATACGGAGACTCTGGGGCAACCTGAAGTGCCTTTCCGAAGCATTTCCTAGCCTCTTTCGAGGTTTCCCGCTTCTGATAACAGCGCCCCAGATTGTTCCAGACCTCACTGCGCTCGGTTTTCGTCGTCAAATAACGGTAAATATTGGTGGCCAGTCCCAATCGGTCTGTCTTGAGCAGAACTTCCCCAATCTGAAATAAGGCCGTCAAATCATCCGGATTGTTGTCTAGCGCCTCATTCAGCACTTTTAAGGCTTCCTGGTACTCTCCGGCATCAATGAGCCGCTGAATCGCGTTCAAATCTTGCCTGTTGCTGTGCGTAAATAACGCCATTCCGGATCATTCAGCTTCTGTTTGACTTTCGGCCAATGGTCCTTGTTATAGATGTCAATACCCTCTTCTCGTAGCCATTTTTCCTGAACTAATATAGGGATTCTGGCCACATGCCACCAGGATTGTTTAATCCCTTGTCTGGAGTATTCCGGATCATTCTGTAAGGCTTTGTTCAATTCCAAAAAGGGTTCAACATCCTGAACGGATTCAATGCCCCAGTTACCGGTTAATTCATCATAATGAAAATACTGTGTAACTCCGGTTAAAGGATCATAGTCGAATAATCGCTTCATTCAAATCTCGCAAAAGGTCGGTTGCGCTCTTCTGTACCGATCTGGCCTATCTGATAATGACAATCGATATTCACCAGAAACGCATCATTGGCAAAGGTGTCCTCTGCATCACCAGGAGTACGATACACACGACAAATTAATAAGGTGTCCGGTTCAAGATCCTCAGTCACCACCATGTCATCATCATTGGTAATGTGATGTTCGTATTGCGCCCCGGCAGCCTGCACGGTATTTAATGTCGTTGGGGCAGGAAATGAGCCGGCTCCGTAACCCTTGGCCACGGCATAATCAATGAACCATTTGACATTTCCAGAAGGTGACGCCACATTGTGTGTCCAATGTACATGAAATGTTGGATTTGTATCGGGCGCGATATCATGCAAGATATGAACGGAAAAGAACGCCTGTTCACTGGTCGCTGCTCCGTCAAAGCCAAGCAAAAATAAGCCATCCCTAAACTCCGCCAAATCCGGTGCAGAAGCCCCCAAACGTAAAGACAGCCCGGACGTTAAATAATCGCCATAAATGGGCCGCGTAAACTCAATATTAGTCGTTTCTAATCCTTCGATGAAACGACCTAACCATGTAAAGATCCGTCTGTGCATGGTGATAGGGGGGCTTGCGCCCCCCTTCTCCTTTATGACGTGGTCAGATCCGCGACCTTACCGGACGCATTAGGATTAGCGGCCACCAGCGTGAATTCAACCAATAGCTGGCGTTTCTCGCTGTCACCGGTCTTGGCCAATGGGTTTTGCTGCATGGGCCGCAGGCTTGCTACTTTCCAGTAGTCCATGTCCAGAACCAATGCAGTCCTGTCCCTGGAAAACCGATTGGGCACAATCGCATGCTCACCAAAGTCCGAAATATAGGTATCCGCTGCACCGATAATGACGGCCTGAAGTTTTCCAGGCGTGTCTTTATACAACGTAGAAATACCACTGAACGCGGAAGCATTCTGCTTGTTCACCGGACCGACCATAACCACCTTCGGATCACCGCCATCAGTCCAGCACTGCTGGATAATAGTTTTAAGGCGGGCCTCCGTAAAGGTGATCAAGTTTGTGCTTGAGGCGTCTGTAGGCGCCGACACACCGGCGGAATATTCAGGTGTCGTCCCACCGGTACCGTCAACCACATTACCCGTTGAGGAAAACAGCCAGGATTCGACCGAACCCAATGAACGGGCCGTGGCTTCCGATCCGTTATCGGAGGCCTGGTTGCGCGTCAACGCAAATTCCATGTCACGCTTTAGCGCTTTACCGGCCTTGGCGATCTGATACTTAAACTCAGAATCACGACCGGCGGAATTCACCGCATCTTGCGTGCCGGACACCACCACGACCTTATCACTGATCTGACAATAATTCCCATAACGAGTAGTCGCTGCCAGCGAACCACCAGTCGCGTCGTCACCTTCTAAAGCTTGGTTAGTCGCAGCCGTATCGAGTACGTCGGTCTGCCATTCATGGAAAACAGCCGTGGCATTGACCCGTCCCGCATTTGACAGAAACGGGGTATCCATCGGACTGATATCGTAAATAATGTCCTCAAGGTCTTCGCGATTTCCTATCGCGTCATACGATGAAAACGTATTGGTTGGAAGTGCCATTTTCTAGCCCTCATAACTTGATGAGAGCTGCCGCATCCTCCACACGTCCTGATTTCTTAAGCCTGTTACGTAACTGTTGAGTGACTTTATCCTGGTTCGGTTTCTCTCCGCTTCCCGGTTTTTGAAACTTGGGTGCTTTGATGACCTTATTTTTGACTTCGGGTTGTTTGGTTTTCAAATCCCGATAGGCCATAGCATCACGAATCACGAGGATTTGCCTGTGATCGTAAATGCCATTTATCTCAGCATCAGTAAACCCCTGTTCGGTCATATAACGATTCATGTCCGCAACAAGTGCCTTGCGCTTGGCTTCATTCCCAAATTCAGGAATAAATGATACCAGCTTTTCCTGCTCTTGTTTAAGAGTTTCCTTATACTGTTCTGTTTGCTCCCTTTGCTGTTCTTCGGCATGCTGCTGAATCTCATTAACCGCATGTACGCGCATTTGTTGAATCTGCGCATAACGATCATTGTATTCCTGTTTCTTGGCAGCAAATTCTGCCGGATCGCTTTGTCTTAAACCGTTCCAGTCAACAGTATTGAATTCAGCCATTAACGATTGTTCTAACAATCCTGTTAATTGCTGGGCTTCCGTGTAGCGTTGCGTCAGCTCTTCGGTTAATTTACCGCGTTCAGCCTCAAAGGCTTTACGCTGTTCTGCAAGTTCTGAGGTTTTGCGACGATAATCAGCCTCCATCTGATAGCCGTCCCGAAGTTCTGCCAGGGTCACATCACGCTCTACACCAGAAATCTTTACCTTAGCCTTAATGTTGCCCATAAAGTCGTCAAAGGGCATATCAAGGGCCTGGGCAAACTGGTCTAAAGACTCGAATTGTGCCTGCTCTTCTTCGGATTCGGCCTCTTGGGGCTCGTTATCTGCTTCCTGTGATTCTTGCGGTTCCTGCTGTGTTTCCTCTACTTTCTGAGAGACTTCCTGCTCAGGGCTAGCCTGTTCGGCTTCCGGCGTTTCAGTCTCTTTGACAAACAGATCACCAATCCTGTCTGCCGCGGTGTGCAGATCCGCTCCCGGTTGTGGGTTAGCTTGTTCTGCCTGTGTTTCTTTGGGCATAAATCACCTTTTAATCATCTGCCAAATGCTTTGTGCTTGTTTGGCTCGTTTAACTGCAATGTTGCCATTTCTCCTGTTTCTAATGTTCTTTCAACATGTCTTTTCATTTGATGGAAGATCTTTAAAGCAAAGATCAATTTTGTATGCATGTCAGTATCACGCATTTCAACGGCCTGCATCTGTGCGAGAATGTCCTGTTCCGCTTCCTGCCAAAGCCGTTTAAAAATGGGGTTATTCAGCAATTGACGGGCCGCTTCACCGTCAATGCGTTCTTGTTCAAGCTGTTGTCTCATGATAGCGCCTTAGTTTCTGTCCCAACACCCGGCTGGCCCAAGTCTACAGAGAGAGCCGCCTTTAAAGCTTCAATCTCTTCATGAGCTATTTTAAGGGCATGTTCATTATCGAATTTGTACTGCTCGAATTGCATTTTCATCATTTCGAGCTGGGATTTCATCAGATCAGACTGTTGTTTGACCTGGCCCTTGATAGCTTCCGCCTCAGCCAGTGGGTTGACTTCCTCATCTGTGTTTTGCTGGCTTTCAAAGAATTCTTGGAATTCTTCCGAGTCTGGATCCGTGAAGAACAAGCCTTCTTGTTTAAAGCCCAAGGACTCCGCCGTTTTGTTGGCAAGATTATAAACGTTCCTTGGTAACACAATACCGGCTTGTGCGGCACGTTCTTGAAAGTCTGCCATTAACAACAGATTTGCGCGAATCTCGTCCTGTGTCCCGGTTCCTAACCCTACATTAACCGTCATATCCGTGCGGTTCTTCCATTCCTGTGGATTAATGGGAATCCATTTACTGCGCAGTTTTACAATGCGCATAGGTGCTTGGTGTTTGATGAGTAATTCATGGACAGCAAGTGAAAGATCCTTGAATCCGGTCTCAGCAAAGAGCCTGGCTACCATTTCGATCTTTTGGTTGGCTTGCTGTAAGGCTTGTCTGGCCGCGCCTTCCGTGGTCTTTTTCAGAGTATCGGCATCAAGGCCCATGACATTTTGGCTGACGCCGGTGCGCCTTTCCTTCATGCCGTCAACATAGTCCAGCACTGGAATAACATGACCGATTATCGGGGGTTTGATAACAGGTGAGGCAGCATCCCCAATAGGCTCTTTCCCTTCAACCCGCTTAACGCCATTGGGACGTGAGACTAGAAAGTCAGAAAGATTAACACGCTCGTTAACCATCCACTCCGAGTTGGCGAGTTGATAAGTATTGTCTAATGTGCCACGAATCAGCGCAGTTTTGATCTCGGCAATGTCCTTAAGCTCATCATATTCACTCAGACCGACATGCCGATGCGGTAAACGATTGGGCGTCCAGTAATACATCGGAATCTTGTCAATCTCCTGATTGTATTCATCGCCTTCCGGGATCTTGTTTCCGGTAACCGTAATCCTTCTTAACTCTGTAATACCATCCTGATCCGCATCAACCCTGATAAAACATTCTTTGTACTCAATCTCATCCAGTGCGCGTTCTGGACTGTCTTGGTAAGTTTCTTCATCGTCAACCGTGTCCCTGGCCAGCTTTTCTTCATCTGTGCTCTCTTCGGTCCAAGTCGGCAACATATTGACAAAATCTTTATCGAGACCCATCTCAACCAGTTCCGAGCGGGTCTTTCGGGTAATATGAGCCACAAAAGTGGCTTCCTGTAGATTACCCCGACAGCGATTAGAGACCAGCACCTCTTCAGGTGGGGTTGGTTCGATAATGACCTTCCCGCTTTTACGGGTTCTACGATACTTTACATCGTAAAAGGGAATGCCCTCAATATTCGTGCTTTGCTGTTCTGCAATCTCTACCTGGTCACCGCTTGACTTTAGCTCTTGATCGAGCAAGGTTAACATTTCCTCAGTCAGACCAGTATACGTCTCATGCGTGATTTCGTCCTCATCATCCCACCAACATTTCACATACCCATTACGCAATAACAGACCGTCTTTGACCCAGTCATGGACAATGCGGAATCCGTCATTACCTTTCATGATGACATGATTAACGTAATCGGATTCTTGCTCGGCCGGCTCTTCGTCCTCTGGACCGACAGGATCAAATGTCACCGCGTCATTTGTTGATAAGAATATTCTAATAATGGAGGGCAGAATCCAGTCAACCGCGTCCGAAACATCCTTCGATACAACTTTAGAATGACCGTCGGTCTCATTCCCATAAGGACGTCCGAAATACCGATCCATGGCATCGGTACGGTCTTGCGAGAATTCCTGGGTATCCCCGCCTATCGCATGCCGTTCATGTCTGGCAATGATGGAGAGTAATTCCCTATCGGTTTTCATTTTTTAGGCGGGCGTCCACGTTTGGGTTTGGTTTCCAACACAACAAGCCTTTGCTCTATCTGGCTTAGCCGCTCGGAAATCTGTTTTATCTCGTCTTGATACATGTTCTCGTGCTTATAGTCTTCGCCTGTGCTCTCGGCTTCTATCGCTGCCAATCTATCTTGAAGCCTGATAATCTGGGCCTGCATCTTTGCACTCATATAATGCCTCTATTGTCGTACTGAATGTCTTTGAAGAACTCCCTGTTTCTGGTGTCATTTGTCATTTCATTAGCACTGATCTGTAGATATCGGAAACAATCAGCACCATGACTGAACTCATCATGATCCGGTGTGCCGGGCTCGTCATTGCTTTGGTTGATCTTGCGCTTGTAGCGTTTCAGGCACTCAACAAGTCTTGACGCCTTGTGCTTGTCAAAGTACGTCTGGCCGAATCCCATCCTCGCCACTCGAATGCCTTGCTCCATACCGATATCCGGCACGATTTCCACATCCCATCCTAGCGTTGTCATGATGTCCTGCGCGGACTTACCGAGCTTATAGTCTTTATGTCTGGCATCAAAAGGGAGGAACATCTTACCCCAATTCAGCCGCTTTTCTTTCAGCAGGGCCGAGTAGTAATCAAGTGTTTGATGATCGTCCTCAATGGCTTCAATCACCATGAGCTTGGAGATATGCCGTTGAACGAGGATGATAAACATCGAATCATTCCAGCCCATGTCAAAGACCAAGTGCACTTTGAGCATGGGATCATACGGCACATCACAGATGCGCTTTTCCTCGTGCGCCTTGGCGATTTCATTGGCATAGATCGCGCCAGGGACTGAAGTCCGACACATGCCTTCCCAGATGTTGTTATAGTCCTCTCTGGGCATGGTGCGCTTTGCATGTTGGCGCTTTTTCTCCAGGACTTCAGGAAACCAGGGATTATCGCTGTAGTTGACTTTAGCGATTCTTGTGCCGGGTGGCGTGTTGATGATGTAACGGACATAGGTTTCGTCCGTGTCCAGATCGGGGTTAAAAGTAACCCAAATCTCGCTATCTGGCTTTCGTATCGTCGGGTCCAAGATATCCCATGACCGCTTTTTGACGGTCTGGCCTTCCTCTACCCATACCCCATCGTAACCCTCGAAGGATTTAATCGAGTCTACGGTGTGAGTGGATAGGCCGGTAAAGCTAAACAATGTCCCGTTCTTGCCCCGAATCTCGGTATGTAATGGATCATAGAAGCGCTCAAGCCCTAATAACTTGATTTGATCGCATAAGAGCTGATGAACGGATTGCTTGATGGATTGCTGTATTTCCCTCGCACATAGCCATCTGAGCGGGGCACTGGCACCCTTGATTAACAGAGCACGGGCAAATGACCAGCTTTTAGCAGATCCGCGCCCGCCCCATGCGACTTTGTATGGTGCTGGTTCAAAGAGGAAGCGGAGTTTTTCAGGAAAACTCGCCTTTGTCTTCGACAAAAGTGACCTCTACTTGATGCTTGAAGCTGCCGTCTTCCTCGGGGCCTTCTATCTTTGTGGACTGTAGCCGTGGGTGCATGTATGGCGCGGCTGCCTTAGCCATGTCATCGCGCCTAGCGGGTTCCGCCTTCTCATCACGATAAATCTGAATCATATACTCAAGCGGCGTTATCCCTTCTGCTGCTGCTTTATTGGCGATGTCTTGCGTTTTCTTGTTGGCTGTTCCTTTCTTCCGCCCGCCAGTTTTGGTGCCATCTCTTGCCATAATCTATATTTATCGAACTACATTAGCGTGCTCTAATAACTTTCTTTTTCACTTTGGCTTTAGCTTTCTTCTTCTTGCCCACTTTAGGACGAAAGGCAGCACCGCCTGTTGGGTCTCCTGCATCCATGGCCATACGCCGGCGACGTAGTCTATCTGCAAAACTGCCTGATCGCGCTAGAGTATCTACCTTTCTACTACCTGCCATATCAATGTCCTATGATTTGTATGTGATTGATAGCTTTTGGCTATTGTTTGGTCCAAAAAAACAGGGCGTATGCCCTGTAAAAGAATGTGCCATGACTACTTCTTTTTAATCCTAGCGCCCCGACGGCGGGCCTTGTCTAATAGAACGGCTTTTCTTACTTTTTCAGCAGCCATTTGCCCCTTTTTTCTTCGGGTCTTTTTGACCACAGCGGGCTCGTTGACTTTTAGCTCATGGCCGACTTGTCTCAATATGCGTTTAGTCTTTGATTTCTCTGCCATTTTTGGGAGACTTCCCGTGAGTCTATTGTTCTATACCACAAAATGTTAAAGAAATCAAATAATTTAAGACGACCGGTTAGCGATAGATAGTCAAGAAGAATCTTTAGCTGGCCGACAAACGGTCATTGAATTTATTAATTGTTCTGAGTGAACTGATTAGTTTTGGCTATTGGCCCTCAACCGCTGTTCAATATTTTCATGAGCCAAAGATAAGAGAGTTCTAAAATTCCCATGAGTCAGCCTCAGACGCTGCGCACGGCGTTTTTGGTCGGGTTCCCTGATATGCCATACGTATTCGCTCATAATGACCCGTTTCTGCTGTCGTGGGAGCTGTTGGGCGATTATCCGGTCTATCTGGTAGAAAAGCAGGTTTTCCTCGGATTGGTGGGTGCTGCGGATGGTGGCCGGATTGATCTTGGTCCGTGTACTGCTCGGATCAAGCTTGATTCGGCCTAATCCAGAGCATTGAGGGCAGGTATTTCCTTGGTATTTGCCGCTGGTCCGGCATAAGGGACAGTTTGTCCCCGGCATCCCGTCGATGAGTCTGGCGAATATGGTTTTCCCGTAACCCAATGGTATCCAGTATTTGGTGTGCCGCCACCAGGCCCAGGACTCTAATAGCTGACGAATGGGAGTCAAAAAACGCGCCCTAGCCCTAACGTGTTGCCTAATGATCCCAATCCTTGGCCATAATCAAATGCTGATTGAGATAATATGCTTTGCGCTCGAAGTGCGGAAACTTGCCTGAGTCTCGCTTGTGCGTCAGCTTTCATTTCAAGCCATTGTTTATCGCTTTCTACTGGTTTGTCAGTAAGCCGATTAAACACAATTCGCAGCGATGCAAATACCTCATCAGCCTCAGCTTGTTTTCTGACTATTTTAGCAAGTTTGTCGCTCTCCCTTTTAATATCCCATTTTTGCTGTTTTTCTTCATCATATTTTTGAAACCATTTATCACGCTCAATCTCAACGTCTGATATTTTCCTTTTTGCTTCCTGCAAATCCTGCTCTAACTGCCTATTATACATGAATCGCTTAAATATATTCATCTCCGCCGCCACTCCTCACAAGATTGCTTTGTGTGATAAGGATACCCATTGATCTTTAACAGACAATGCCATTTGCCGGTTTTCTTCCGCTTGCTCAGTTGACATACGTAACAACCCTCATCCTCCGCTCTGTGCCTTGCCAATGTCTCAACAGTGTTTTTATATTCCCACCACCTAAATGCCAACCTTCAATACCCCTTCCTCAACCGCTTTAGCCAATGTTCTGGCGACCCATTCTAGTTGCTCGTCAATAGTTACAATTCTGTCATATTGACCTAATGGATAATATATAACCATCGTACCATTTTTTAATGCCTCATTATGGAAATGATCATGGCATTTAACATGCATCGGCATCGCCCAATTATCCCCGGCCTTTAATGCTGTCCCGCTGAAATGGCCTATACCCTTGATATGATGTGGCACGATCTGGTTATTGTCATGTCCTGGCTCGCCGCAGATAACACAGTTTTGCTGGCATAACCATTTGATATATTTCTCATTGGTCCAGCGGGTTTGTTTTTGGAGGTTCATTTAAGATACTGTTCTTTTAATGACTCAAGTCCAGATAAAACGGCTTTAATCTCTCTAGCACTCAAAGACCGCTTCTGATATTTACTACCGATTTTCGGTGCGGCATGTTGAATCAATAAGATCAATGCCTTTTCATTTAATGACCCACCCTTCAGTTTATTAATTCCGTCTGAAATAGATTTAATGCTTTCCGCTAATACTTCAATAGTAATTGAGTCATTCTGTACGACATTGAGTTTTACTTGATCTTTCATATCACACCCCCGCCGCTCGCTATAAGTTACTCCGTTTATATGATGCATTCACAGAACGCCAGACCTCGATTGTCAGTTCTGCCCGCTTACGTTTGTTCGCAAGGATCTGCTCATCATAGACCGCATTTTCATAATCCTCTGTCCATTGTTTGTATTCATTTGATGCATGAACAACAGCCTCCTTTTCCGCCACACTTGAACCATGCGCGTCCAGAAACTTAACAGCCTTAATCGTCTTTTCCTTGCGTTCCAGCCCTTTAACTCTGGCTTTAGCCTTGGCGTGTTCTTCATCCGTGTCCCGAAGAAATGGGAGCGCCCGCTCTACCTTTTCTTCAAGTTCCTGAAAGTTCATATCCCTCGCCTGTCTGTGGTGTTAAATTCAGTCTGCATCAATCCTGGTATTCCAATCGTCAATTGCTGTTTCTATGTGGTCTTCATGATCTGCATAACTCCACGGACCGCTTGCACCACATGACGGACATGACATACAAATTGGTACTCCCTCTCTGTCTCTCATATCAACAATTTGTCTTTCAATATCCTCGCCACCGCAGAATGGACAAGGCTTAATAGTTACTGAAATAACTAATTCACCCATATCACCCACCCCCCACAGCTCGCATATAGCGTTTGTATTCCTTGTAGGTGGCGAAGATAGGCGGCGGGTCTTTGACCTTACATACCACATTCATCATTCCGAAACGATCTGGATATGCATGAAATAGGAAGCCTCTATCAAGACAAGATTCAATGGCTCTTTGTGCGCTATTGTTTCGTTCCAAGGAAAGCACATATTCAGATACCTTGGAATTGTGATAAACAAGCCAGAATGTCCAGGAAGCCAGAAAGAACATGGCCCATAGTGCGGCATGTAAGTTTATTTCTTTCATTCCATCGCCCTCTCTAGTAATCCCATCATGATCCACGTTTACGCATTTTCTCATTCATAGCCCGTTCTGCATCAAAACCATATTTCGCTATCAATAATGCTTCTGCCTTATTATGATCTTTTTTCTTTCCAAGTGGAATATATGGGAATATTTCTATTGCCTTTGCCCGGCAGATTTCTTTATCTTTTCCAAGACCAAAATATTTTTTCCATTGTGGTGGTGTTATAAATACTATTGGTATTCCTATAGACGCACAAACACCACGAATCACACCGAAGCTATCACCCATACTAAACATACTCGCAACACCTTGCCCTGGCATAGCGGAAACACGCTCACAATAAACCACTCCACTAAGTCCAGCCCACCCTTTCAATAAATCATATAATGCAGCGGCATTAACTTGATTTTTGACTTTTGAGCTGCCTTTGCCTTTTGCCATAATAGGCATATCTTCAACTTGTATAGAAGATGAATTGCTGATTCTAGCAATTGCTCCGGTAATCCCTGGATCTATTCCGATAATTATAGGCATATCAATACTGACACCTGATCGGCACGCCTTTGTAGGTTTTATTTTTATGCCCCACATTTCCTGCTTCCATCCCTTGGTCTATTTTCTCACAAATCGAATTAAAAAGCGCGGCCTGGAAACGATACAATGGGATCTCTGGTGGCTTTTCGGTAGTCTTTAATTCCTTCCACCGATTAATAAACTCATCCAATGAATCTAAGAGCGCTTGCTCTTTTTTGGTCATTTTAAGAGTTTCCATTTTCTGCCTCTTTTTTCTCTCTTGCTAAAGCATAACCATATCCCATGCTAATAAGTGTATAGTATGCATCATCACGCAAATCACCGTTCTCATGTCTTGTAATTCCATGACACCAACATTGGCACCTCATTTCACAAACATTTTTTCTACATGCAATAGCATGTTTATTTTCTCTTGAGTCGCCTTCTGTATATTCATTTAGCATCTTCCGCCTCACTCGCGCATTGTTCGCTACAATAGTGTTTGCCGTTTTTCGTGTGCCATCCATCTTCATCACCTAAATGAAGTTCTACACCAGCAATATCAACTTCACCGAATATAAATGGCAATGAGATTAATACCTGCTCATGTTCACATTGCTCATTATCACACGTCACCGGCACTATGGCGTCATGGATCATGATGTCCTCGCCATTAGTCCTTTTGCTAATTGATTAAGTTTTTCTCTCAGTTCCATGATAATAATATCCCTATGTGCCAACTCTGCTGCAATAGCAGATTTAGAATGTAATCCATAATCTGTCATTCTCTGCACATGTGCTAAATAAACTTCGCCTTGTGCAACAATGTCCCGTTCTTCATATATTGGTACATGATCGGCATCATGGATCATGGTTTGGGTTCCTCAGCATCTTCCGCCTGATTCTTCTGTATAACCACAATTAGGACAATATTCTATCTCTACTTCAAATTGTCCATAATCATCTTCACCGTCCTTTTCATCATATTCCAGTTTCCAACCACAAACTGGACAAGGCTTAAGTTCTTCACTCATCTATCATTCCCCATATTGGCGGCAAGTCAGTGGAGGTGGCCGGGCACTAGCAACCCGATCTAGCAACATACCGATTTCGACATTTTGTCACAGTGTTTTATATCCGTCCGCCTTGCAAAAGTACATGTAACTTTGCTCATCGGCCCGCACCATCCAACACAACCTCAACAAAACACCTCGGTTACGTCCCTACCTGTACAAACACAACGCACCTCCACGACTTGCCATAACTGGTGCCGGTCTCTCCCGGCTGCCCCCACTTGCTTATCGGCTCAATGGATTGAGAGGCTACGTACATCTAAACATGCCGCTCTCTCAACGCAGGCATTGGCCCTGGTCCACGGTCGTCATGGGTGACTCAACCCTACCGTGCCTATGCTCTGGTGGGCATGGGGTTGTTGGCTTTATGCCCACGGCGCGTTTAACTGCCGACGTAAGTGACCAACAACCCCTGCCCATTACTCGTTATCCTCCGTTTGCTCTGCTAAATATTCTGTCAGCTTATCTTGACAGCTTACATAAAATTCAAATTGCAGTCCCTCATTATAGCCTAATGTCTTATCAAACCATACTGTCACTTCACCAACATCGGCTTGCGGGAAATGTTTTAATTCTTTTTCTGTTTGATCCCACAACACTTCCAATTGGTCAGCAATCTTCCTTAATTGCTTTGGCGTAGTATAGATTCTAAAAATTTCGTTATGTTTAATCTGCATCTGGCGTCGTGGCCCATTCGATTATTTCTGTGCGGCGGAGGGTCATGCGAAAACCTGTCTGGTTTCAATTCGGACATCAACAATATCGCCTGATCCCGTTTCGCACATTTTATCAATAACTTCACCAATGCCAGCCACATCTTGTGGAGAAACAGAATATTCAATAGTAAACACTATTATTTGTTCTTGCACAAAAGGCGGCTCCATTTTTTTAGGGCTTTTTTTGGGTGCTTTGTCAACCAT